TGTAAGGTCATGAAGACTCGTTACGCAAAGCCTTTTGAATCTGTTCAAGTCAAGATTCCTTATACTACAGGTATGAGTCCTTACTCAGGTCTCACTGATATGTGTGAAGCATTGAAGATGCTCAACAAAGAAGGCAACTCGCTTGTTTATACTAAGCTTGATGGAACTATCATTAAGAAGTTCCGTAAGGGTTGGGAAGCAAATGATGACGGTTGTCTTGATGCTATCATGGACGAGTTTGAAAGAAAACAACAAAAGGCATCTGCCCTTATTGTTGACGAAGTAGAAGAGGAAATGGCAGAATGAGTCTCCCTCTTATCAACGAAATCTGGAAACTTTTAAAGACCAGTATTGAAGCTGGTGACACTGATGGTGCCGCCGAAACATTAGTCAATTATCTTGTTGAGGAAGATTTTTCTCCGGCAGAGATTAAACAGGCCTTTCGTGGTGATAAGGATATTAAAGATGCATTAGATTTCTTTATGGAGACTCCTGATGATGGATTATATCACGAACCGGATGATGATCTATTCTTAGATGAGTATGACCTTGATGATGATGACGAACACGACGATTATTATTAATGACTTGGTACAGTAAAGTAACCACTGACCTAAGCAACTTGCCGGACTTCATTTCTCACTATGAAAGTGAGTTGATTTCAGCAAAGAGCGATGTAAAGGTGTATGGCAATGTTGAAAAGAACATTGCCGCACTACCTGGAGTAACCGAGTATCGTTTCAACCAACTACAAGAGGTTGAAGCGGTACTCAGGTACCTCGAAATTCAACTGCGTAAGATTCGCAGAAAGCATTTTCAAAAGTATCTTGAAAAGTATAATCGTAACCTGTCTAGCCGTGACGCTGAAAAGTATGTTGATGGTGAGGATGAAGTTATTGACTATGAAGTGTTGATTAACGAAGTAGCCTTGCTTCGTAATAAGTGGACAGGTATCATCAAGGCACTAGAGTCAAAGAACTTTATGCTTGGGCATGTAGTTCGTCTAAGAACCGCTGGTATGGAAGATATCTCAATTGGGTAACCACATACTTGATTTTTAACCTATAACATAGTAGACATAGAATATGACATACAAACTTGCAACATTAGCTTCGGTCTTTGATACTATTGATACTCCATATAGAATGAGAGTATCAGAACCAGAGAACATAACCTTCAATGAAGATCCGCTAGTGCTTAGTTGTACTCAATATCGTCTTAGTACAGAAGTCATCAATCCTGATGAGACAAGGCGGCATTATAGTATAAAAACAGATTCCGTCGCATTGCAAAAACTCGCAACTCAAGAAGACCGTGATTTAGCAGCAACAATCCGTACTTATTACGGGGGCAAGATTGCCTTTGCTAAGCTTCGCGGCAATAAGATGAGTAAATTTAGAAAAGATTTGGCTAAGTTTATCAGTATTGAATGGAATAGCCCAGCCGAAATTTCAGAAAATTTTGTAGGTATGATTTACAAGCTTCCGTATTTCTATGAGCATGATTTGCTTTTGGTCAATGAGGTATTTGAAACTGAATATCATGAAATCAAAAAGCCGCAGCGCAATAAAGATGAGGTAACACTTACATATATTCGGTCTGTGAACGAATACCAAAAGAAAAATCCTAGCATTAAATATTGGTTCAAAGACGAACATAGTAATCGCATTTGCGTTTCTGTTGAAAAAATGAATCCACTTATTCCCGCTTGGGAAGAGTGTATTAAGAAGCCAGTAACTATCAAGGGTAACTACATAGAACGGGCATATGATACATTGCATTTCTATCGGGTTAATCCCGGTTGGAAGATTATCGGTTGACATATACATAAAAGGATGTTATAACTAATGAGTGATGAAAAGTTGAAGAATCATATTGAACAGCTTAAGCGTAAGCACTACAATATCCAATTAGAAATTAATCAGCTTATTCATACACATGGACCCGAAGACGAAATCAATCGTCTTAAGAAAGAAAAGTTGAGGATTAAAGATGAACTTAGAAACTGTGAACACAAATTATCTTGATACCATTCGTGAATTTGCTGATAAGCATTACCTTAATGCATGTAAGTGGGTTGGAACTGCTGCTACTATCGTAGGCGCACTTGCTACTGCTGGTGGATTTGACCCAATCAACATTGTCGCATTTAATGTTGGTGCTGCATTTTGGCTTCTCGCTAGCATTCGTATGAAGGATTCTGCATCGATGGCAGTTAACGCAGGTCTCCTTGGTATCTTTGCACTCGGTGCGCTTGTTAGGTTTATTTAATTATGAAAGACAATATCGTATCTGCCCTTAAGGCTAGCTTTGAAACAAGCATTCAAAAGCATAAGTTGAATATTGACATTATGCTCAATAACCCAATGGCTATCCATGAACACACTGACTTTATGGGCGCTGTTGAACTTGAACTTGCACAGATTGCCGAGTACGAAGACAAGCTAGAAGCACTTACGAAATATTTTTCGTAAAAGGCATCTTTTCGGTTGACATTACCCTCCCGATTTGATATAACAGTAATTGTTGAAACGCTGTTGAAAGGCTTTTGAGTATGACTACTGTTCTTGTCAAGTCGGGTGAGTATCGTAATCTCCCAGTTATCAATACCCAGTTCACTCTCGTTGAGGGTATCAAGCACGGCGCAAAGGGCGCATATATCACTGTGAAGAATGAGGGTCAGTTCCCCCATCAGATTGATAAGGTCAAGATTCGCATTGAAGGTCCTGACGCAATCGAAGTCAACGGTGTTGCTACTGCTGCAACTACTGTTACTGAATCCGATAGCGAAGCGATGGATCGCATTGCTACTCGCTTCGAAATCCTCGATGAAATGTCCGCTGCTTGTATCAAGGGCGATATTCGTGCGATGATTGTTTCGGGTCCTCCGGGCGTAGGTAAGTCGTTCGGCGTTGAGCAGCAGCTTGACAAGTCCTCATTGTTTGACAAGCTTTCTAACAAGCGTCAAAAGTATGAAGTTGTTAAGGGTGCAATGACTGCACTCGGTCTGTATGCCCAGCTGTATCGTTACAGCGAAAAGGGTAACATCCTTGTGTTTGATGACTGCGATAGCGTGTTCGGTGACGAACTCTCGCTGAACATTCTCAAGGCTGCTCTTGATAGCGGTAAGCGTCGGCGCATTTGTTGGAACTCGGACTCACGCCTTCTGCGTGACGAAGGTATCCCTAACTCGTTCGACTTCAAGGGTGGTGCAATCTTCATCACGAACCTCAAGTTTGAGAATGTCAAGTCTAAGAAGCTGCAAGATCACCTTGAGGCTTTGGAATCACGCTGTCACTTCATCGACTTGACCATTGATACCGAGCGTGATAAGATGCTGCGTATTCGTCAGGTCAACCGCGATGCTGATGGTGGTCTGTTCAAGGACTACAACTTCCAGAACAATGAAGGTGCAGCAGTCCTCGACTTCATGCAAGAAAATCAGAAGCGTTTGCGTGAACTGTCAATCCGTACTGCACTCAAGATTGCTGACTTGGTTAAGATTTCCCCGAACAAGTGGCAAGCACTCGCTATCAGCACTGTGATGAAGCGGGGATAATTTACATAATAACAGCCTTTCAATAACCTTGTGGGGACTTCGGTCCCTACTTTTTTGCCAGAATGCTTGTAATCAGCAAATAACGGTGCTATAATATGAATATGAAGAACAAAGAACAGCTCCTATATTTCTTCCTGCAGGGTAAGATTAGCTTGAGTCAGTATGACTACAAGTTCATGGCCAACCTGCAAACTATGATACAGAATAGTTCCAGAGTAACAAGCAACCAAGCTGATTTGTTTGATAAGCTTATTAGCAAGTATAAAAAGCAGCTTACTAAGAATGGACTCGTCAAGGAAGAACTAAAGACGCTGCCATGGAAGACTATGATAGTCGAAAGCACACCTGAATATACTGGTGCAAGTGTTCGTTTAAATGACGATGAAATCCTTATCAAAGTGCCATTCAATAAATCTTTTATTAGTCAGTTTAGATTAGTTGAAAACAATAATTTTGTATGGGACAGCACTGAAAAGTTGTATCGTGCTAAATTCAACACACTAAGTTTGAAGGTAGCCTATAATATTCTTCCTGAATATTTTGACCATGTTAGGTATTGTGACAGCTTGCAACCCATCTTAACTGAATTGCAGCAATATCAAAATTTGATGTGGAACCCTACTGCTAAAAAGTTTAATGATAGACTTTTGATAGGTGCATGTAATAGTATTTTAGGTTCTATGATAGCTGATACTGATTTGGACATTACTCCTAGTAATCTGTTTAAGCTAGTACGAATGGGTATCAGAATTGACCCAGAGGTTTACGATGGCAATGAAAAACTCAAGTTTGCATCAACTGATTTCTATGAAACTGACCTTGCTGTTAGTGAAACAGTAATATCTTGGATGAGAAACATCGGGTGCAGTAATGTTGTATTAGGTCGCGGCATTAGGTCAGTGCCTTGGAAACAAGAAATCACTGATATTGTTGAAAAGTACGGCATGAAGGTACATGGGCCGCTTAGTTACGGGTCCAATACGGGTCCTGGAATTACTATGCTGTTACAGCAAGTGTCCTCAAACGACAAGACAGTTCCCGATTCAATAAGTAAAACTATCGTGATCAAGGATTCACGACCGATAGAGGTTAAATGACAGAAGTTAAAATCATAATTAAAGACGAAGTTAATGTAAAAGTCGAGGGCCTAGAAGTAGGAGACCGTCGAGCATTGATGAAGATGTTTGAGTTTGAAAAGCCGGGGGCGAGATATCTCCCAGCAGTTCGCCTCGGTCGATGGAACGGCAAGATTAGTTATTTTAGTCTTGGTGGAAGTACCTATGTAAATCTGTTAGAACAAATCATTACCTATCTATATGATAAGGGACATGATATTGAACTTGTAGATTTGCGGCAGTCACATGAGGAACTTAAGTTCGAGCGCATCAAAGAAGATTCGTTCGCTGGTACAGTGTGGCCAAAAGGTCATGAACGAGAAGGCCAGCCTATCGTACTGCGTGACTATCAGGTTGAGATTGTTAACAACTTCTTAGAGAATCCTCAATGCCTACAGGAAGTTGCAACAGGCGCTGGCAAAACGCTGATGACTGCTGCTCTATCTAAGTCCGTAGAGCACCTAGGACGCTCCCTAGTGATTGTCCCCAACAAGAGTCTTGTTACACAAACAGAAGCAGACTACATCAACTTAGGATTGGATGTCGGCGTCTACTTTGGTGACCGTAAGGATTACGGCAAAACGCACACTATCTGCACATGGCAAAGCTTGAACAATCTATTCAAGAACACAGACAAGGGTGAAGAAACTCTTGACGAATTCTTCTTTGAAGATATTGCGTGTGTCATTGTTGACGAAGTTCACATGGCTAAGGCTGATGTACTCAAGACAATGCTTACTGGAGTGTTCAGTAACATTCCTATTCGCTGGGGACTGACAGGAACCATTCCTAAAGATAAGATGGATCAAGTATCATTGCTTGTATCACTCGGTCCCGTTATCGGTAAGCTATCAGCAAAAGAACTACAAGACAGAGGCGTACTCGCACAATGTCATGTTAATATTGTTCAGCTTAAGGATAAGGTTGAGTTCACTAATTATCAGTCCGAGCTAAAGCACTTACTTGAGGATCCTAATCGCCTCGATACAATTGCTGCATTAATCGAAAAAGTGAATCTGACTGGAAACACTCTCGTACTCGTTGACCGAGTGAATGCAGGTAAAGAGATTGTAAGTAGATTAGGTTCCAATGCAGTGTTCGTCAATGGCGGTACTGGTCTAACAGAAAGAAAGGCAGAATATGATGAGGTTGCCACGAGTGACGATAAAATTATTGTCGCAACATACGGCGTTGCGGCTGTCGGTATTAATATTCCTAGGATCTTTAATTTGGTTCTTATTGAGCCTGGCAAATCGTTTGTACGAGTTATTCAGTCAATAGGCAGGGGTATTCGTAAAGCAGAAGATAAGGACCATGTACAGATTTGGGATATCACTAGTTCGTGTAAGTTTGCGAAGAGGCACTTAACACAGAGAAAGACTTTCTATAAGGAAGCAAACTATCCGTTTACGGTAGAGAAATTGGATTATTAATATGTTGACAAACCTCACAAATAATGCTAGAGTTGTAAAATGCGTATACTAACACTTGAAAACGAATTCTATAATCTGGAAACAATGCCAGAAGAAATAGACGATTTGCGTTTTGCTATTCTAGATAATAGTAACCCGCAGAATGTAGACTATCATTTTATTCCATTGATTTTCTTAGAATCATTTAATAGTCCTGCTCTTGTACTTAAAATAGCAGACAAGGTAATCAAGATGCCGATTGATTGGCAAGTGCTGATAGGTGAACAAGACCACGGCGATCTAGAAGCGTTGCCGCTATCAAGTTTGAAT